TGAGTCTTTCCGGCCTGGTGCGTCTAGCCTGCGATTTGATGAGCCAGCCTTGTGACGGCTCGTCAGCAGGCTTGCATGCTTACTGTGGGCATGGGGTTTTGTGTAAAAAAACGATTCTGTGAAACTTTTGCGTTTCGAGCTGCTGTGTTTGCTTTTTGTCTTGAGGCTTGCCAGGTTGCGCCGGCGATGCTGTTACAGCGCTGGTGTGCTGGTCTTAAGTTCTCGACATCGTGTGAGCCCCCTGCTGCATAGGGGATGATGTGGTCTGCTGTGTCTGCACCTGGTTTGCCGCATAGTGCGCAGGGTGGGTTATCTCTGAGTATCTGTGCCCTGTTGCGGCGGTAGGTCGGGTCTGCTGTTCGCTTGCTCATGTGTGTTCTCCTAGCGCCCTTGCTGCGCTGCGGTTGCTTTCATGCTAGGTCAAAGGCTGTACGGATATCGCCCCCCACATTTCGAGCAAGTAGCTCAGGCTGTTGGATGTTCAATATCTGTGGACTCCCACCATCGTGTTTGTGTCGTTCATACGCCGCTCCCCAGCTAGTGCATGGGGCTCTACCCCTGTCCCCAGGTTTTACAGCTGCACAGTGCGAATCCATACGAGCCCATGAGCGTATTTAGTTTTAGATAGTGGGGGACTGGGCAAGGTAATAACCCAGCCCCCCTATGCGTAGCCAGGAGATCTAAACCCACTACGCAAACCTGTTTAGTAATTAGGTGCGTCACTATAGAAGATACTTTTTAAATCTTTCCAGCGGTATCTGTAGGAACCATTCGTTCAGGGTGTGTTTGGTGTGTTTGCAGACCAGTTTGGCTTCAGTGAAATGAGACCCATCAAGCACGATCATGGCTGTCCGGTCATGATTCAGCATGGCGAAATACACCTGGGGACATTCCTCAAGGAACTTTGTTTTACGAGCTGAGAAATGCACTGTGGCAAATGGGAACACGTCACCAGTCCAGTTGTGTTTAACCTCAACCTCGATACCTGTAGCGATGCCATCGTCATCAGCTAGCAGATCTATGCCGTAACGGTTTGGGTTCACCCTGACATTTGTCATGCCCCAGTACTGCGCCACGAATTTGCCTACCTGGTTCTTTGCGTCATCATCAGCATCGAATTGGGCGCTGCTAAATGGTTTGCCGGTCATCGGCTGAGCCTTTCGATGATGGCAGGCAAATCGACGGGTTTCCATAGGTAGTACTCGCCGCCATTCTTCATGATGACATTCTTAAACACAGCCTGCGATGGTGAAAGTTTGCCTGTTTCGCTTTTGAGCTCTGCATAAATGATGCCTTTACCCTTGAGTGAGAACAGCACTAGATCTGTCTTGCCTGTGAGCCCACCGGTGAAGATGGCACCTTTAGCAGACCGCATCGGTGGTGTGTGGTCAATTAACCAGCCATGCCAAATGGCGATGTCTATGACCTGGCGCTGAAATTCTGCCTCAGATATTTTTGGCTGAGAGTTCACGCTCTACCCTCGCTAGCTCTGCTTCATAAGTTGCCAGTGAGCCCCTGAGCCGGTCACGCTCTGAGATAAGCATCTCCACTTCACGTGTGATCAGGTGCTTGTTGCACAGCATTTTGAGCTCGCCCCTGCCCATGCAGTTACATGCCAAAAGCGCAAGCACATCGAGCACCGCCTCATTCATTTGTGCCTCATTGTGATCCATGAGCCCAGCACCATCATTAGGCAGCTGTGTGAAATAAACATAAGAAATTCACTCATCAGAATGGCTCTTCAGGGGTCTCATAAACAGGTGCTGGTGCATCGCCTGCTTCCATCCGTTTGAGCTCATCAATGTATGCCGATGCCTGGCGCTTAGTGAATGACTGCAGCTCTACCGGTGGGGTTTTGCCCATTGATTTGCAGACTGCCTTGATCATGTTTCGCTGCTTATCTGTCGCCAGGTCACCATTTTCAGTGATGACTGTGGCACCGCTGGTGCGCTGAACCTTTTGCATTTCCTCACGGGATGGTTTTTTAGTCCAGTCACTAGGTAGAAACCCTGCAGCTGCTAAAGCTCTGCCTTGCGCCGATGTCGAGCAATTTTCTAGGCGACTTGTGGCATTTACGCCACGCTCAGTTTGGATTTCCTCTGCATAGTCAGATGAGACTGGCGCTGCAGTGCTGTCAAAATACACAGTGGCTTTAATAACGCACCGGTGACCGTCATCGAATACCAGCTCTGTGTGGATGGCACCGCATGGGTGCTCTGCCCAAAAGCGTGCAATTCTGCTCGCTACTGGTTCGTATTCATCAAGGTTAAAGCCCATGAGTGACCCCTTTTTCTTTTTCATTAATTGTGTTTGTAAATGCCTCAAAAATTAGTGGCATGGATTCTGCTGCTGTGTCCATTGTGAAGCAGCGTGAGCATTTGAGCCCTCTTTGCGTGTACCACTCGCAGTGGCACGCATCCATCCAAATGTGCAGCAGCATCAGCGTGATGGCTTGAATTTCACTTTTGTTCATTGCGATCCATCCACTCACGCAAATCATCACTGGTCAGATCTGAGACCAATTTGGCGACAGCTAGCCGGATGCCATCGCTCATGCCCTGGTACTGGTTGCCGCAATGCAGTCGAATGATTTCAGCGTGACGTGCTGGTATTCGAGCTGCGATGGTGACCATTGCTTCTTCGTATTTCATTGCCCTTTTTCTTTCTGTTAGCAGTGGCGCTTTTGGCGCTGCACTATTTCTTTTTTAGATCTGCAAATGAAGCCCTGCAAACCCATGCAGTTGCTTTTGACTACGCCCCAGCCCCACAGCCCTACGGGACGGTAGTAGCGCCCTGCGTCATCGGTGAACCCTAAAAACGCTATGCGATCTACTACGACAGCCTGCTGTGCTGGTGTGTACCGGTCTGCGCCTGAGCTGTTGCTGTAACGCATCCACACGCCCCTGGCGATACCAAATCCACTCGTGTAGTTCTTGCGAGTAGAACCATCTAGCCACTGCTTGCCTGTCTCGCATTGTGCTAGGCGATGGTAGAACCTTGCCGGCATTACACGCCCTGTGAATGGGTCACTAGATGCGGCTGGTGGTGCGCTGAGGCTAATCATGGCGATTAGTGCTGTAAGTATTTTCACGGGCGTTCATCCTTTGCTCTAGGCGGTAGCGGCGCTTTGCTGCTTCACGCTGTAGGCGGTTTGTTTCTGCTCTGTCGAGCGCCCTCCATAGTGCGCTCATGCCGATAGTGAGCACGCATCCCCATGCAATGCCTGCAAAAAATGCAGCTGTAGCACTCATGCGAGGTATCCCAAATCGATGAGCTCGTCAATGATGTCATCTACCTGGCTGAGTGTCAGATGAGTTTCTTGTGCGATTTGGTGCCTGGTGTAATCGATCATGCGTCCATCGAGCACTAATTGCTGGTCTGCTGTTAGTTCCATGAGGTAACCCTTTTATGTTTAGCCCACTTGGCTGGGCAAGGTTCACTATACAAAACGCAAACGATTTAGGCAAGCACCTAGATGGTGGCACCCCCAGGGGAAAAAAGGGGTAACCCCCAGGGATGCCATGCGCAGCGAGGATGTCCAAGCCTCAAGCCACGCAGATCAGGCAGGCTTTAACCTGCGAAATTCTGCTTCCCAGTGCACTGGGTCTTGCTCTTCCAGTTCCAAATGCAGCCACAAACCGCCTGAGCCACCGTTATCGGTGGCTGTCCAGCGCTTTACGCCCTTTTGACCCTCACCACGAGAACAGCGGTACCCCAAACCGTGCGTGGTGCCTGGTGCCTTATAGAAATGAACCTCAGCCACTTTGAGCGCTGCAGAATTGGTCACAAAAAAATCCCACATCAGTTGCAGTGTTTTCAGATCTGCGCCCAGGTCACACGCATAGCCGGTGGCATGCACAGATAATTCTGTCCTGCCACGCATTGGGCGCACCACATACGAGCCCAGGTTCTTTGCCTTGTACCTTTTCTGACACAGCTCTATCGCTTTGAGCGTGATGGGCTTTACGCCGCCACCGTCAAAACTGGGGAAATATGGGTATTTGCGTGTCATGGCACTGGTGGTGCTGGTGGGTCTTTAGGTTTATCACGGAGACCATTTGCTGCTAAGAGCCCCACCAGGGCACCTGAAAGGGTCATGAGCATGGGGCTGAGGGTCTTAAACGCTTCAGCATCGAGCTCTGCCATTTCTTGAGGCTGTACTACGAATAGCAGACCGTAAAGCATTGCTACTACTGAAAAGACAAATGATGCTGTTAGCCCTAGTGCAACGATGAGCACGATGCGTGCTTTTACTTCTTCATTCGTCATGCGGTTTTCGGGTTTCATCGGCATTTCTTTTCTAGTAGTCCGTTGTCGGGGGTGGTTTGGCAGTTGTATCGGGTGCGATCAGCGCAGCTACTCAGCGCTAGGCATAGGCTGAGGCTCGCCAGTAACTTGCAGATAGTTCGCAGCTTCTTCATCTGTCATCTCCCGTGTTTCTTCACCGATAAGGATTTCAGGGTTATTCATTTTTAGTTCCTAATTCCATAGATGCGGATGGTGCCACCTGTCAAGGTTCCCGCTGATGGGTAAAAAGTAAATCCAGTGTTCGCACCGGTGGCGATAGACCAGCCACCCATCGTGCCAGTTCGTGATGATGCACCTAGTGCATTGAAAGAGCCAAAAAAGTTTGTGGTTAGTGCCCTGTTTGGGTTGTTGATATTCATCACAAGGCTGAAATCACCAGTATCGACATAGCCCACGACCGTGAAGCCAGTGAGCGCTCCAAAGGCAGAGCCGACAACGGTTGCCACGCCAGCAGTTTGATGGATTGTGTTTGAGTAATAATTGTTTCCAGTGTCAACATTGAGCGCTAGGCGTAACTGTGCCCCTGACGATGAAGCGACACCGCCTGTGTATGTAACGATGTAGTTGTCATAGGTGGATGAAAATGCCCCAGTTACCACTGCTGAAGCCACACCAGTGCCCACTGTTTGCGTTTTGACTAGCCATAAACCAATGGCATTTAGGTCACTTGCTGGGAGGGTGTCCCCATTGTTAAAGGTTGGATAGGTCATAGCGTCATCCTAAAAGGTCAGTGCCACCAATAAGTGACTGATTGATAATGAACACAGCTGCCCATCGTGCAGAACCCTCCAGGGTGGTCTGCCAAAACCCAGGCACAGCATCATGCTGAATGTTTTGCACCAGCATCGGCACGTTAATCGCATTGCCACCGCTAGGCGGCTGAGCATTAATTGTGATGCGATCCATCAGCTCTAGCCCCATTGTGGGTGACCAGTTATTAGCCGAATCTAAAACCACATCCACCGGTGACAGTCGAGGGTAAACCTGACCACCCCAGCCTGTAGTGATATTGGCAACCTCAACAGCATCGGCAAGAGTTTGCACCTGTGTCTTTACCGATTCCGATGATGCGCCGTAAGCATTAACGCTTGCAGTGTTCTCTTGTGTATAAACGCCGCCCTGACTCATCTCAATGTTTGCCACATTGCGCAAAGAATCACCGTCAGGCATTAACTCAAACAGTTGCCCCATGTCAGTGCCACCAGCGCCGTAGGTGACCTGGGAGACAATGCTGCGTGTCTGCGTGAATTGTTGCTGCTGCTGGTACATCGTGAGCACACCAGCTTTAGACACGAACAATGGTGCGCCCTCTGAGGCTGCGACTGTGCGCAGTTCAGGTGCGGCAAATGGTGCATCGTCTGTGATGTCAAGCACTGACACTGCCGGCGATGCTGGGAATGAGCACAGCGATGCGCTAAATGGGGTTTGGGCGATGATGCGCTGTGCTCGTGCTGTGGTGGTTTCGGGCAGGGTGACAGTTGAGTATCTAAAAATCTCTTGAAAGATTGACTGGGCGATGCCAGTGCTCCACACGATTACTTGCTGTACTGATCCTGTGCCGATGTTTACATTTTCAGGTAACGGTACGAGAATGCCTGCGCTGTTAGTTGTTGTGGTGGCGACTGCAATGCCATCGATGTACATCGCAATAGTGCGTGCAGCGCTGTTCCAGTCAAATGAGAACATTCGAGCCATGCCTGAATCCCAGGTGGAAATGTTTGTAGTAGCGATTTTTGTATTACCGAATGTTGGTTCGCTTATTTCCACAAAAAATTTGCCAGTACTTGCTGAGTAGCCAAAATAGAAACTGTGGTTATAAATGTTTCCAGTGACAAATTGTGAACTGCCGCTGGTTGATCCGTCAGGTACAGCCCAGCATGAAACTGAAAAACTGCCAGGGCTGCTATTGGTTCCACCTAATGAAGAATCTGCAGCATTAGACCCTGTGCCAGTTATTGAATTGTTTACAAGACCCACAGCGAGCTGTGATCCGCTACTAGCTGCGCTGGTGACTGTCATCGGCAATGGTTCACTGCCGTAGTCCTTAAGTGTGCCGGTGCTAAATGGGGTGATGGGTTCATCACAGGGGTAGTAGTGCCTGGGGCTGGTGCTCAGGATGTACTGCCTAGACCAGTCCGCTGGGAGCTGTTCAGAGCCCAGCAGCTGCAGTGCATCGAAGCATGAGAGGGTGACTGTTGAGTCTGTGCCTGCGTCCGTCCACGATGGGCTCCAGCCCGATATGAACCCTCTGAACACATCGTGGGTGACAGGGCTCCCACCATCGTTTGTTTGCGCTCTGATGCGTATCTGCTTGCGTGGTAGCAATTTGCCGTAGTAGGTGCCACTGGTGTAGTAGGGGTCAAATAGCCTGGTGCGATTATTAAGCACTACTGTGGCGCTGCCATCAAAATCTGACCAGTCATCTGATCTGCCTCGACTGGTGGAAAGTGAGCGCACCCAGCTGGTGACTGATGTCCACGTGGGGCTCACATCGTAGGGTGATGCATCGAATGCAATTTCTACGATTGGGGTGGGATAGGGCATTACGCTGCGACCCCTGTGCGGCGCTGGTAACGCTGCATGATGCGCTCAATTTCTCGACCAATAGCGATGGGGTCACCCACGCCTGTTTGGATCACGAAAGTGTTGCCACCCATTGACCCCATTTTGTCCAGTGGAATCACTGCCTCACTGCCAGCCTCACCGATAAGCGCCAGCGTGGGAGATGTCACGATGCCACCGGCTGCTAGTGCTGGGATGTGTGGAATGTCAGGTGGGTTTACCGTTAAAGATTTGCCAAATCCCAGGGGCACGTTGAATTCTAAGACACTGTTAAAACCATCAATGAGACTGTTAAAACCACCGATGGCACCGTTAGCGATGGCTTTACCGAGTTTTTTGCCCAGCTCGATAAATCCATCAAGCAGTTTCTTACTGATGCGCCCTAGCGCTGCGAGCACCTCACCGATGGCAATAACGAGACCTTTAATGATTTCGGGTGCAAGCTCTTTTGTAAACCCTGCGAGCGCCACGATCCATTCAGCAGCAATCATTACCAGTTTGGGCAGTGCAACAGTAAGAGCCCACTCAGCAACCTTGCCGATGAGTATTCCCAGCTCTTTAAGCATGGGAGCAATTTGAGGCTTAACCCATTTAACAAAAGCGCTGCCTAGCTCTTTTAATTTTTCAACGTACATCGGCAGACCCTCATCAAGTAACCAGTTAGCACCAGCTGCGATGAGCCTGCCTAGTTCTTTCACAAAAGGTTTGATGCGTGGGGCAACCCAGTCCACAAGAGCCTGCCCCATTGCCTGCAGTTTTGCCATTAAATCTTTGAGACCGTCACCGGTCAGCCAGTCAGTGCCTGCCTTAAAATAACCACTGATGGTTTTCTGAAATCCGTTTTTATCAACAGAATCCTGAAAGCTCTGAAACGCAGGTATGAGGGTATTAACTGCAAAACCTGAGACAGCGTTCATCGCTGGCAACAGTGCAGATCCGATGCCCTCTTTCAGTTCATCGACTGCCACCTTAAAGCGCTTGAATCTTCCAGCTGTGGTGTCTGCTGCTGTCGCTGATGCACCTGCAAATGTTTTATCGAGCTGTGCGAAAACCTCATCGGCTGATGCGCCGCCCTTGATCAGGTTTGCAATTTCAGGTGACAGTTTTTTAAGCGCACCAAACTGACCGTTATAAGCCTGAGCAACAGCTTTTGCTGTTGCTCCCAGGGGCTTATTTGTAGCTGCGCTGATATTTTGCGCAGTGGCAAGCAGTTTCTGTGCCTTAGTGACATCTTTAGTGCTTCTAGTTATGGCAGCTAGGGCTGGGCGCAGTTCACTATCGGCGGTACCAGTTGCTAAGGATGTCGCAGTGATGTACCTCTCGACTGCTTTCACTTGTTCATCAGTGGCACCAGTGGTGACCTTTAATGAACGTGCGAGCTCAGCGGCAGCTGCTTGATCTTCTATTGCAGCCTTTGCAAAATCGTATGCAGCATAGGCAGCAGCGGCGACACCAGCAGCGGCAGCGGCAGCACCAATTTTCAGCGCTTTTGTCGCTTTATCACTTGAGGTTTTTAAGCTCTTAAAAGATGCCTCAGCCTGCTTGACACCCTTGTCAGAGAACTGGGAAACAATAGGAATTCTTATAGTCATTTGCGCAAACTCCTCTGTGCTTTGTCTGCCGCTTTCATTATTCCATCTACCAGCTCGCTGACATTGCGCATGACTTGATTTTCATGTGCATCCCATGATTTCCAAATGATTCGACCAGGAAACCCATGCTTGATATTTAGGTTTCTACCCAAATTGCCTTTAGTGCCCATCTCAAACAAAGTGGACTGGGCACCACGCCAGCGCACAAAAAACGCTGAAAGATTCTGCGTCATGCCGTTGTAGAGCCTGGGCTTTTTGCCTGATGTACCAGCTGCTATTCCACGATCTGATTTTTTAGAATCCCAGGGAAACATTGCCAAACCACTTTTAGTTGTCCAGTTACGAGTAAAACCTGACAGTGGTGGCTCTTGTGGGTTTCGTTGCTTTGCGTCATTAACGACCGGTGCGACAATTTCTCTAAAATCTTTTGTGATTTGCCTGCGCAAAGTAGGGCTGACCTTGTTGATATCCCTCAGAGCCTCTTTAATCCCTACGACCTCTAGGGTGATTCTCGTGCTCATCTTTTGCGGCTCTCATTGATAATGCGCACTACTGTCGCTAGGTCTTGCAGGTCGAATTCTATACGAGCATCCCACCAGCCTGTAGCCACTAGCACCTGAGCTAATAGATGCCGGTGCGTGCCCGTCACATAGGGTTTACGGGTTCATCCTCGATCACTTCAATGTTTTCGATGTGCTTGAGATAGTCATCAAATACCACTGGGCATTCCACCCCAGCTGCTTTTGCTGATTCGTATGCCAGGAATGCGAGATCTTCCATGCCGATACCCTCTGCAAGCTTTGATGCTTTAGTGCGGTATTTGCGTTCCCACAGCACGATGGTGTGCAGGTTTGTGGTGACCTCGTATGAGGGTTGCCCCTGGTAATCAACTCGCAGTGTGAGTTTCATTTCTGCCCCTTTCAGTGGCTTTTTTTAGACTGTCGCCTCAGAGTAAACGCCACCCTTAAAGGTGATGTCGATACTGGAAATCTCGCCCAGGTTCGCTGACAGGGTAGGCAGTGATTCTAAGTAGCTGCCGGTCAGGATCATGCGGGGCGCATTTGCGCTAGGTGCGGAAAGTGGCTGCACAGAAACTGTGGTGCGAGTTCCCACCAGGCTCTTGAGTGTTGCGAAAACCTCTGATGCGCCATAGGTCAGGTAGAGGGTCACAGTGAGTTCGGAATCTTCAAGCGTTGCACCGTAGGTGCGTGCTGTCTCTCCGAAACTGGTCACATCGGCGCTCGTGATATTGCGAGTGAGCACAGCTGATGTGGCGAATCCGGTCAGGGCGACAGCGTTCACCGTCACGACTGGGTTTGATAAGTAGGTGCTAGTTGCCATGAGTTAATCCTCTGTCTTTGCGGTTTTGGTTTTGCTGTCGGATTTGATGAAGCCCCCCTCGATGAGAGCTTCAATATTGATGCCCTCTTCAGGGATGAATTCGGTGCCTGGTTCACCAACCAGTTCAGAAATAACTGTGTATTTGCTCATGATGCCTGTGCCTTAATTCGGATAGTTAAATCGTAGGCAGGTAATTCCTGTCCACCGATGGAAAGACTAACTGGTCTGCCAGTGGTCACTGCGACATTTTTTAATAAAAGAGCAGCGCAAATACCGAGCACCTGACGCAGTGCATCAAGGTTTGGGTATCCAGTTCCGATTACTCGCACTGGGAATGTCATATCGGCGATGTTTGCGTTATAAGCGTCAAAGGATGGCGCATCAAGAAACACGCACGGCGGGTTGATATTGCGTGGGTCTGTGACCACTCGCAAACCTGTGATGGTGGCGAGGCTGGTGGCGATGTCATCGATGGTTTCGTTAAAGAGATCTGTGTATGCCATTACGCCACCTGGGGGCGGTTGATTCCGAGCAGCTGCAGCACCATCGGTGTGATGCCGTTTGATGCTGCGATGCCCATGCCATCAAATGATGCGATCGAGTTGTAACTGCCACGCTGCCTAAAATACGCAGCCCCTACCATGATCGTGCCTAGCGAAACATCTGCGCTAGGCACTGTGCTCAAAGATTCGGAAAGGTACCCTGCCTCGACTCTGCGCCGATAAGCGAATGCGTTTGCAGCCCCAGCGCACTGCACTAGGAATGCTGCATCATCTACACCGGTCAGCTCTAAACCGAGATAGTCCTCGATTTGTGCAGCTGTGATCCACGTGCAGGTGGGCGTGAAATTCAGGGTGCCAGTGGAGTTTGTGGTGATGCGTTCTAGGTCATCGCCTACATCGTAAAAGAGCACCTGGTTAGGAATTGGTACCTCAGGGTCAAAATGCAGGTTTCCCTCTGTGTCTGTACCTGTGTAGAGGTACTGGGGGCAGGCGTAAGCGACATGTGTGCCGTTTAGACCGTGACCTAATGAGGCGAGCGTGAATGTTTGACCTGGTGAGATGTCAGTTTCCACCAGCGTCTGCACGACTGCGTAGTCATCCAGGCGCTGATGGAATGTGACTGTATAGACCGACATGATGTCAGTCTCCTTTGCTGATTAAGCCTGTGTGATCTTGCGAATCATGCCAGGGATGGCAGCGAAAGTGGATGCGTACATGTGGTACGAGAATTCACGTCCGAGCTTTGATGGCACCTCTACAGACATCAAGCCCTTTTGCTGCTCGTAGTACTCGAATGCATCGCCGTTACCGGTGTTGAGTCGTGTAATGACCATTGTCTTATCGGCAAAGTTGCTATCGACTACGAGCTCAAGACCCAATGGGTTGCCATTCCAGCTGACTGCGTTCTGTGAGCCCAAACGGTTCATGCCGGTAAGAGCACCGCCTACGAATGGGAACAATGGTGCGCCAGTGCTATCTACGACTGATCCGAGCTGAGCCCACACATCAGGTGAAACGAGCATGTGAGTCGGGAACCAGTTACGACCTGATGCGATGTCCTTAGCGGCATCATAGATGCTCTTGACAAGGTCAGCTGCTGTGAGATCCCACACGCCTGATGCTGATGCTGCGGTAAGCAATGCATCTGCGCACAGGTTGTCCGAAGCATACATTGCCTCGCCCATTAGGTCTGTGAGGATCTGCTGCATTGCTGCAGGGCTCGTAAAGTCCGTGTCCTGAACTGACATGAAAATGCTGCCAGCGATGGTGCTCTTGCTGATCGAATTCGCTGCAATGACCATTGTGCGAGCTGTGACTGCTGCAAGTTCAGATGCCTGTACGCCTGCATCGGTGTGCGTGGTAATGGTGGGTCTCACGAAGGTTTTCTGAGCGCCGCCATCAGGATACGCACGAGCGCCCACTGCCTGAACCACAGGTCTGATGAAATTGAGATCCTGTACCAGGGGTCCGAGCACCATCTGATTCAAGAGACCAGGTGTATCAGTTGTGATTTGGTCTCCAGCTGCGGCTTGCAAAACTGTGCGGTTTGCCATCGCTGCTTCACGGAATGCGCCGTTTACCTTTGCGAATGTGTCGCCACCAATGTGCATAGCTGCGAGATATTCGCCCGCTGATGGCATGCGAAATTCACGCTTTGGCTGGGCAGGAATTGGGGCTGTTGGGATAACTGCTGCTGCTGCTTCTACTGCTTCAGCTGGTGCTGGTGTTGCTTCCACTGTTGTCTCCTCGACTGTTTCTGTGGTTTCTTCTTGTGTGTCGGGTGTGTCGGAATTTGTCTCAGCGGATGCTGCCACATCGGTGATGGTAGCACTCGCAGCCACATCTGTGATGATACTGCCCGAAAATGCTGGGATGGGCACGAGGCTGAGCTCTAACCATTCGGCTGATGTGACGATCATTCTGCCTTGTTTGTCCTCTGTGTATTCGAGGACATTGACCCCCACGGATACATCCATAACGCCATCGGCTGCAAGGATCAGGGCTTCATCGCCCAGGGTGGTGCGTGAAATTTTCATGGATGCGAGCATGGCTTCATCGGTTGAGACCCTTTCCACGACTGAGCCCACGACCATTTCAGAATTGTGGTACATGAAAACACGAGGGTTTTTGCCGTCCTCAGGCAATGACCCAGGCTTAAACATGACCTCAGTGCCATCGCTTACTTTTGCAAAAGTATTCCAATGCACTGCAATGGCATCGATGCGGCGCTCACCGGTCTCGCTGCCGTCATCGGCAGCTGCTTTGACTGTTACCTGATCTGATGTGAAACGAATCATGCGAGTTCCTCTTGTGTGTTTTCTGCTGGTTCTTGCTGGTTGGGCATCATGCCCATTTCTTCTACCTCACCGATGTAGGACTCCGTATCAAATTCTACGAATGTCCCCCTGGGGAGAATGTTGTCAGCGCTGAGTGTGGATGCGATGACCTCTGCGTATGCCTTAGTTCCGAATGTCCACAAATCGATGCGTGACTCTCGACTGTTTGTGTAGGCGTATGAACCTGTCGAAATACCCAATAAATACGGGGGGATATTGCATGTTCTTGACAGGTCTAGAGCGCTGTAGTTTGCAGACTCGATCAGCAGCATTTTGTCCGGTGTCGCACTGGTGGGCTCATAGGTCAGGTATTCATTGAGCGCTGCAGTTTGGTTTGTTGCTCGTGCAGCGTTAAAAGCAGCTGCTAAATCTGCGAGCTCTTGTGCGCTCAAAGGCTCGCCACCAGTCTGACGCAGGATGCCGGACGGGATCGCTGAGGCAGCATTGCGTAGGCGTGAGTCTTGAATCTTCAGTGCTGTTTCAACAGCCTGGTCACTTTGATAAATGACACCCTGTGAAGCGCCGATGAACTGCACAAGGTTTTGTGGATCGAGTTCGCCGCCCATGAAATACACCTGGTTAGATGGGGCAAACCACACCGGACCTGCCTGGTCAGTTGTCTGTATCGAAGCGGCAGGTAAACGAGTAAACGATGCTGGGTATCCATCCTGGGTGCGGCTGGTGATGTACCAAAATGCACGCCCAAAAAAGAAAAGGTCATCTAGCGTCCAGCTCATCAAAGTCTCGTAAGTGATGGCAGGGTCAGGGCGGCGCAACCATGAACGTGGCGCTAAATCAATGCACTCCATCTCACGCTGCGTTTCATTCCAAACCTCTTTGTACATCTTCAGCGGCATTGCTGAAATCACACTGGCATGAAGATCCCTACTGCGACTGATGGCGGCAACCTGAATGGCACGGTTGCGAGCTTCACCCTCTTGATAGGTGTAGTACTGACCGATGAGGTTCACGCCTGCATTGTTTGGTGAGTAGCCACCACCCACAGCTGCAGCTTTGACCTGAGCTTCAGGTGGTGCAGGTGAAATCGCTGCTTTGTTCACTCTGTTGAAAATAGCCATGATGCGTGTCCTCGAATTGTGGTGACTGACCTCTCCCGACAAGTTGCCAGCCACCTATTAGCAGAGTGTAATCATTTGCTGATGACCAGCATGGGTTTAGCAGAAATTTGCGGTTTGGATGACAGCGCCACAGCCCACACCATTGCCCTGCACAGCTCGATGGCTCCAGGGCTCTTTTGGCTGCTGAGCACAATTCCACTGGCGGTTTTGACGATGACTGCCCTGGCGCATTGTTCATTTAATAGGTTTTCGTCATAGTGCACGAGTTTGCCCTCGTTAATCATTGTGCGCACAGTGGGGGTAAATTTCATTAGTTCGCCGTAGCCCACTACGCAGTAACGCTTTTGCAGGTTCACCGGTAGATGGATTTCTAGCGGTGGTGTAATTGCCAGCTGCACTTTGTGATCGGTCATGACTCGCTGAACCTCAGACCACATTTCGGTTTCATTGTCCACAATGAATTCAGTGGTGACATAGGTGCGACCCTCAACAGTGGCAGATCTGAGCCCCACGAATCGGGCTTCATCTAGTGAAAGTTCTACAGCGAGCACGCCCCCATCGGGCATTGGCAGAGTGGTTTTTAGTTGATCCCACACACCCATTTCTAGCCATGCGCCACGAGCTGCCACCCACTGGTTTAGGTGCGAGCGTAGGAAACTGTCTTTTTTAGCGACTGCGCGAAGCGCATCGAGTGTGATCGTGGTGCCTAAAGCTGGGTTAGCCCAGCGCCACCAGCGCTCTTGTTTCGGGTCTGCCCCTGGTGGCATTGACCACTCAGCAAAATAGGTCAGGCTGGGTTCTTGCCGGTCAATAGTTGCAATGCACATTGTGCGTATCTGCATCATCGCTAGGGATGATTCATCGCCGGCGGTAGACCACATCGAGAACAGTGGTGATTTTCGTGCGATTTGGCTGGGGCGTAAAGCATCATCGATCGTGCCGCTGTCAATGTCGAAAATTTCGTCAGCGACTATTAGGTCATAGGAACCACCGTGAAGTTTGTTAGATGCCGCTCTGATTTCCCAGCGACCCCACACCCCTGAAACCTCTTTGCGCCCCAGTGCTGCTAACTGCTTCCCATCAAAATACTCCACAAGTATCGGAGCGAGCTGGGTGAACAAACCCTCAGCACGATCCAAACGGTTAGCAACAGAAAGCACATTCTGCGGTTTGCCCCTGAGCACTGACATCTCAGTCAGCCACCAGCCAATAAGCGCAGTGAGCGCAATGCTCTTCCCATTCTGACGAGCAGTAGAGACCAGCGACTCTCGATGCACCAGCGCCCACGGATCAGGCTCTCCATCCTCGCCGGCAACACTCATCAGCTGCTGATTTAACGCATGCACCTGCCAGGGCATCATCTCGACCTGCATGTATTTGGAAGCCCAAACAGCCACCAGGTGCCCAAACGATTTTCCCCCCACCACCATCGTTTCCAGTCGGGGCTGTTCTCTGCCAATAGCGACATCCTCGCCCTGATCAGAATCAGTCAGGGCTGGTTCGGGCTGGTCGTCAAAAAAGAGACGATTGTG